ACATAAGGTGTACGTTTCATTCTTGAAATTGTTTTTTCCATAAACGCATCTACCTCATTAGGAGGAATAGAACCTACATTTACATAATAGATACGTTTTTCAGGAGCGCGTACAATTCTGTGTACTAACATTGCGTCTTCCATTAAAACATACTGTTTAAATAACTTACGGGCAGGTTCAATATAAGAACGTCCGTAAGGCAAATAGTTCATATCTGTTAGTAAACGAAAGTGAGCAATCTCGTAGTTATCGAATTGAATATAGTTGCCTGAAGGGTTATAGCCACTACCTACACCGCCCATGTTACCATAGTAACCACCGTAAGCTCCATATCCAGTTAAACCATCAGGATCAAATTGGAATTTTACTTCACTTGGGTTTTCTTTATTAGCTCCTTCTACACGAGTGATATTATAAGCAGTGTAAGGGATTACATTATAAACACCATATTTTTCAGCAATTTCTAACTTCAAGAAGAAATCACCATACTTACACATTTGACGAATCCACATCCATAAGTTAAATTCTACGTTTAATACATCATAGAATAAGTTGTAAAGGATTTTTTGAATATCATCATCTGTAGATTTGATACGAAGTACTTCTCCCATATCATCTTTCAAAGTACTTTCGTCTGCGATGATATCAAGTGCTGAGGCGATAATAGCATCTGTATCCATAGCTTCATAATCACTATAAAGCTGTACTCTCATTGTTTGGTAGTTGAGAGCAGGATTAAAAACAGGAGCAGCTCCAGTTACGTGTAATCTAGAAAATCTATCAATTAAAGAGTTAGTTTCAATTTGACCAGATTGCTGGAATGAATTAGTATCGATTACTTTTAATTGATTCCCACCAACGTTTCTAATAATAACGTCTGTAGAAAACAATCGTTTTAATCGAGTAAATATGCTAGTATCCGCCATTTCTATCTAATTATATCTAATAAATATTTACAAAAGCCACTTAATGTCCTCTTTTCCACCATAAGGGTTCTCAATTTGGTATGGGTTTTTAACCCCCCCAGTTCGAGAATAAACTCCTGTATAATTTACTGATGTTTTGTTTAAGTTATTTAATGCTGCTTTTGCTAAATCAATTCCTTGTTGTCTAAATTTAAATGCTGTATCACGCATAAACATAGCAATAGCAAATGACATAACCAAGTCATCATTGTATCCTACTTGAGCTTCTGCACGACCATTTTTCCAAATAAAGACTTTCATTTCTTCGACTAAGCGCTTTGATTGAATAGTTACTGCTTTATCACTAACATACTCTTGAAATTTACCAATTGCCATTGGTCGTGTTCTCATTGACATTGTAAATCCAGGAACCATGCTACTGTTATCAGCGTATGGATCAAAGTAACTATCTGCTTTTATTTCTCCACTCTTAGGTGAAAAGTATAAGTTTCTATAATTTCGTTCTTGGATTACTTGTAATGTAGACCAACCAATATTAGCATTCTCTACTACAAGTAAAGCTTGATTATATTCAGTAGCAATGCCTACTAGTAAATGGCCAAATTCTTTTGTACCAATTTGACCTTTATATTCTGCTACTTGAATATTATCCTCAATTTTGATTACGTGGAACGCTGAATAGTCTTTACCATCGCCTCTAGCAACGTCAGCTACAACCATATAATCCTGAGAGTAATCAGCAGGTTCCCAAACCCATAAATTTTGATCTGCACCTCGTTTTTCTAAAGGATCCTTAACATGGTTTTTAGAAATATCTTCTAAGTATTCATTATAGAATACAACATCACCTGATGTGCTAAAGTCACAATCACATTCTTGAGCGGCTAATCTAGGATCACCAAGTAATTCATCTTGTCGTTTTCTCCAAGCTTCATCTCGTTCGGGATGAACAAACCAAGGTAAGCGAATAGGTAAGAAATCATTTTCACCATTTTCAGCTGATACCCATGTTTTATGGAACCAGTTACCTGTACCATAGGGAGTAGATAATACAATAGCACCACCACCCGTAGCAAGTGTTTGTTGAGCTGAGGCCCATATTTCACCAATTTGTTCAATAAATGCTGCCTCATCCACTAGTAGCAAAGAAACTGCTTCTGATCGACCAGCATCACTACTTGCTGAAGTTGCTTTAATCTGGGATCCGTTTACTAATCGAAGCGTTAACTTATTATATTCTGTTGAATCAATCTTAAGCCAGGAAGGTAAGTTATCATACATAAACTTAACCTTTGTAACCATGTTTTTAGCTGTTTCTTGCTTTGTCGCAATACAAAGAATGTTTTTATCTTTATGGAATAACATCAACCATAAAGAATAACCTGCGCCTAATGTTGAAATACCTAACTGTCTTGACTTTAAGACAATTGAATACGGGTTATCTCTAAATAAACGTAATGTTTTTTCCTGGAAAGGGTAGAGATTAAACATTACTCTACCTCTTTGAGGGTGTTGAATAAAACAATACTTCTTCATAAAATGTGCTGGGTCTTGAGCACATCGAAGATATTCTTGTCTAATTATATGTTTTAAGTCCTGATCGGCCATTAATTCCCAATTTTCCAGTACATACGGCCTGATAGAACTGGTTGGAAATCTTGATTAACACCTATCCCAAAACCGTATGCTTGTTTTTTCTTATTTCTGTATAACAATTCAGTACCTAAATAATTTATTTGGTCTGTTCTTCCTTGTAGACCTACACCCCAATAAAATTCATTATTATTTAAATAAATTTCTTTTGTAATTATAGTTGTAGGAATTAAAATATTTGTTTTAAAATCTCTTGCTAAAATAGAATTTTGGGTAACTGTATCATTTATAACAGCATACCCTATAGTATCAATTTGAAGGGTGTCCGAGTAGTAATACTTAGCATAATAATCTTTTAAAATTGCTAATGTATCAATAGGAGCCTGGAAAGTATCTATTGCAGTTACAATTTTAGTTCTCCATTTAGGAACATAACTAATTTTTTCAATTGTAATTGTATCGTATTTTGTTTCAATTTTAGTAATTACCTCGGGTTCAATAGGAGTATCTCCTCCATCACAAGCTCGCATGAAGAGAATGATAACTACTAATGTTACGATAAGTAGTGATTGAATATTTTTAAAGAAGTCCTTCAAGTTTTTTCTTTTCAGCAGTCATTTTTTTCAACTCATCCTTAATCTTCTCCTTTTCTTCACCTTCAGCTGCTTTATATTTTTTAGCTATTTCTTTCATTTTAGCTACAAGCTTTTGAAGTTTATTAGCTGCAGAAGTTACAGAGTCTTTTTTAGCTAAATCTGCTGCTGATGGCTCGGTGTCTTCATCTTCTTCAGATAATTGAACGTTAACCCCTTGTTTAGCTAATTCTGCTGCTTTTTTAGGATCATCAGTAGATACTGTTCCTTCTTCTTCAGATAAGACAGAAATAATTTCTTCGCGAATATATGCTTTAAATTCAGATTTTTTCATCGAAATATTTTTATTATAAATATTATGAGAAAATCACTTCTTTCATTTGTTTTATACGTTCCTCAGTAGTACCTGAGATAGTATGTAAACCTTTGATTCTATGATTGTAACGTCTAATTAACTCATTAATCATAAAATCAATATTTGATCTATATTGAGCATCAGTTTCACGAATGCCATTATCTTCAATTTCAACCCCTTCAGGTGAAACATAGAAAATATAATCATATTCTCTAACTAATTGAGAAGCTAATGTTTCAAAATCTTCCTTCTCGTACATATCCATTGAAGTTGAACATGCCGCAAATGCCATTACATCAATTACAGTACGATCTGTAATAATGTTTTCTTGCATTAATTCACCTGCTCGTTCAGCTAAAAATACACATTGACCTTTTAATGTTGAATCTGTATTTAATGGAATACCTTGAGCCATCAATTCTTTAGAACGTTCTGTTCTAAAATTATAACCTTCAAATTCAGGTAATTCTTTTAACGCATTTACAAGCGTTGTTTTACCTACTGACATTGTTCCGCAAAGACCTATTTTCATAATTGTGAATCTCCTGGTTTAACTCTATAACTATCGTAATCAAAATGTTGAGTTGATACCTCAAATATAGTGGCTCCCTCTGTAAGAGCCAACATTTGGTGAGGTTGTCCTGGCATTAAGTGAATGCAGTCTCCCTCTTTAACATGGGTTTCATGTTCAGTAGCAGTTTCAGTATCAATCCATTTATACAAAAATTCACCTTTAGAAATGTACCATGCTTCATCTTTGAGCAAATGGAAGTGCATTGAGAATTGTTTGTCCTTTTTAAACACTAAAAGCTTACCACAATATAGATCATTGTTAATAATCCATAACTCGTGACCCCAAGCTTTTTCGTGTCGCTCACCTTGATAAGGTTGAGCTTGAAGAGTTAATTCTCTCATAATTAGTGTCTTATATTAGCACCGGATTGTTTATACCAAGGAAGACCTTCACGGCTACGCATTGCCTCTTGGTAACTTTCAGCATCATATTCTATGCCATTAAGAAACCAACCTTTTCTAAGTGAACATTCTTCTCCTTCAATTGGTTCAATTGCTGGGCCATCCCAACGATGGTATTTCCAAGCTTCTTCACCTTGAAATCTAATAAAATGATGGCGTGCACCTTGTGAACGCATCGTTTTGTATTCGTACAATCTTTCTTTTGCCATAACTTATTTAAAATTTACAATATCTCCTTGATGGTTATCCCATTCGCAAATGTACGAATCTTTTTCCACTTTGCAAAATTTAGATAAAATATCTTCTGCTACATAAGTACCTTGAGCACCTGAAACTGTAATACCACGAGCTGAAAGTGCATCACCTACAAAGTGAACATTATTCCACTCAGCAAGTGCTAGATTTTTATAATCAACTAATGGTTCAGGAGACAAATATTTGACTTCAGGAATATAAACACCCCAATCGTCTTCAAGTGTTGGGAATACT